AGTCGTTAATCGATAAAATTCCCCACTGGATTCCCTTCTCATAGGCCTCATACCTTGATTTAATGTCGCCACGCAAGAGCGAATTTACGTTAAATTCTAAGTAGAATCCTTCCATTCGCTCCCTCGGTACCAGCAGTTGCATGTTGAATGCCTCTTCCCAGCGCTTGAACCAGGGAAGCATGGTGTAAACGATAAACTCCAAGCTCTGGTGCTCTATGTTATTATTGGTACTTTTTGTCAGCTCTTGGATCAAATGCATTGGCACCCGGTAGATCCTCGCGACATCCTCGATCTGGAAACGTTTATTTTCGATCAGCTGAGCATCCGCCGGTTTCATCGCAAATTGCTCAAACTTGCCCCCACCCTCAAGCAACATCGGCGTTCCCGTATTCTTTAGGCCTGCGTAGTTATCCTTAAGATCTTTTTTCAGCCTTTGGAAAGATTCTTCGCCTAATTCGCCAGGGAAGCTGAACGCTCCGCTTGAATTCGCGCCATTTTTGTAAAAATTAACACCGAATTGCTCATAGGAAAGCCCAAGTTGAATAGCCGAAGTAGCATATTCGATAGGCGAAAGCCCAACAATTCCGTCAAAGCTTATCCCGGGAATATGAAAAACGTTTTCCCTCTGAAGGGTTATTCCCGTTGTAGTACCATCTTTAATTTTATAGATTAGTTTTTTGGTAGTGGGGTCCCTACCAATATTTACCTTTGGCCATTCGTAAGGATATAGCCCAAAGAGTCCGTACTTTTCATTGCTTAGCTTTTGACACACTGCATTGCCACCGGTGTTTAGCGCAACCATGCACATTTCCTTGAAAGAAAACGGCGACATTTCATCATTCGGCTGGTTGTGCAGGATATCGTATACCGCTAAGTCGTTACGGACTTCGCGATCTCCGTCGTTCTTTTTTCGATAAAGCATAATCGGTGTACTGGCAAGCGTTTCAGATAATACCCTTATGCAGGCAAAAACAGCCGTGTATTTCATGGCTGCTAAGGTGTCGATTCGGCCCGTCATGTTTGGCATGTCTCCGCCGGTAATGAATTGTCGGACGTATTCGTTGAAGCCTTGATTGCTAAATAGGAGCTTTGCACGTTGCATGAATTTCAAGCTATCACCTCCCTTGATTGATGACCGACTGCATAATCGTTTATAGCAGCGATCTCATGCCTCGCTTTTCGTAGACGTTGGACTTATTTACTGCTACTACCATCGCCCGCCTCATCGCAGTAATAATGGCGGCCAATAAGTCAATCCTTTGGGTATCGTCTTTATGTTTTTTCGATAACATAATCAGCCCGCCGCCTTTATCGACTTCCATCGCATTGCTTACGCACCACGTCAACAATGGGCTGCCATCATGGATTAACTTACCCTTGATCACCAACTCCCTAAAAAACTTCGTTGGTTCCGATAGGGTCAAAGGCCCTTGGCGTATATCTATCACTTGATCATCCGCGTAATTATTTTTCTTAAGATCATTTGCAAATTGAAAAGCCGTAGCAGGGTCGAGATCCCATTCTTTGATCATCCAACCTTGCTCGGCTATTTGTTTTTCTGAGTATTCAATTATTCCATCGGTATCAATTACGCCACCATCTTGAATAGTACACCAGCCGTCTCTTTGTAAAAATTCATAGTCCATATGGTCATTATCTTTGTGCCACTGCACTCTTTCTTGTGGCAGCCATCCATGAGCACATACGGCATAAAAATCATCCTCAAGCGGAAAAACATATCCATTGCCGGTTAGGTCAATACGTTTTGATAGGTCAGCCCCTGAATAGCATTCCCTGCCTTTTACCCTTTCCAAGAATTCTCTTCTGGACACAGCCAACTCTTTGAACCTATCCATTAAACCATCCATGAATTTTTTCTCGCTGTCCATTTGCCAAAGATTACAACGTTTTGTTAGATACTCACGGATTTTTGCGTAATCACCTGAGTTATAAGCTTTATCATGTTCATCCTGAATCTGCTCTAACAGAAACTGAGAGTATTCGTTTTCCACCTGGAGTATTGGATTCGCCTTTTTAATTGCAACAAGATCATGCGGACTATCATTCTTATCCGGCTGACGAATTATAACAAAATAGTGTTCATCGATTATTTCTCCTTTAAGTATTTTTACGCAGATGTCATATTCCTTTTTGCAGGGGTTATTCTCGGCGTCTTTCCCGGCTGTAGTAATGATACACATGAGATTTTGAGCACGTTTACCAAAACCCGAGTAACATACATCGTGAATTTCAGACGTAGGATGTGCGTGATATTCATCTATAACGACAATGCATGGCGAAAGCCCGTCTTTGTTTTTTGTATCCTTAGATAATGGCCTGATGTATCCTCCGCGTTGCTTGTGCTCAATGTAAGTCTTTTTAATGTTTAGCCTTTTCTTTATATCTGGGCTTGCTAACCCCATTGATTTTGCATCATTCCAGACAATCTTTGCTTGATCTCTGTCTACTGCAGCGCACTCAACCTGAGGATTATTCTCGTATATTCGTAAATGAGGGCTTCCGGGAGGATAATAACAATCACCGCATAAGCCAAAATTCGCAAGCCCTGACATTTCCGCCGATTTAGCATTACCTCGTCCTACCTGTTTATAGGATTTTTTAAACCGACGTCTACCGGTCTTCATATGCACCCAACCAAACAAGCACCCGAGGTCAAAATATTGATGAGGTACAAGCTCTATTAATTGACCGCTGTATACTCCCTTGACATGACGACAGCATCTTTCAAACCATCGAAATATTCTATCTGCCCTCGTCTCATCAAAAACAAACGGAAACGCTTCGGTTCCCTGTTTTAGTAAATCATTTAGATGTCTTTGGCAGGCAAGTATTTCAAGCTCGCAGGCAATACGCATACCCATTACAACTTCGGAGGCATACCGTGTAGTCGGATGTAATTCTTCTAGCTCACTAATCGAATAGGTCTGCATTCGGGTCTTCCTCAACATCTGCTTTTTTCTTTGCCAGCCTTGCCCTAGAGCTTGCATTAAGCCCAAGCTTGTCAGAATATTGGAGCGCCACCCTAGCATAGCTTTGTGCTGCTTTGACATAAGGGCTTACTGTCTCTGCTCCTTGAGCGCTCATTGTCGTATAGCCTTCTTCCCTGACTTTCAGTGTTGTTTCCCTGTATCTAGCAACTGCGTCACAATATATTGCAAGTGTATCGGCATCAACGTTATCCAGGACATCAAACTCCTTCATGTCCTTTAGGGTCTTCTTCCAGATCTGCCTTGCTTCATCGTCTAGCCAAATCGGATTGAGCAGCTGCCGTTCGTTTTTCAACTTGCTCTTTTGTCCAGTGCTTTCCTTCGCCTTTATGACCAACTTGCATTTTGTCGAACGAAACTATTTGTGGCATTACTGCTCACCTCCTAAATGGAACTTGTGTGGGGACATTTGTTAAAGGAAGAGAGTCTGCGCGGTCCTGAAATGAAGAGTCATGGGGATATTACCCGCCCTCCCATATATTACCATATCCTTAATTGCTCATTCATTGCATTATTGCTTTTACGAATGTTGCATATTAAGTGTGCCGATTGAAGATTTGATTCCTTGTGTATCATAATGCTTGTCCATCCCATTTGCTTGGCAATACTAATCGGTACGACATGATCTATAGTTGGCGCCATTAAGTGTGGCGTCTTTGTCCCAAGTGTATCCTGTTTATCCATCCTCATCTTCTTGCCGCATAATTTACGCACTCATCAGAGCATTGGGCTTGGCGCGTGTTCTCTGCCGTAAACTCCGCACCACATTCAAGGCAGACCTTCTTATAAGTTTTCCTTTCTGCTTGTTTGCATTCTACTTTCGCGTTTTGCAACATTGCTTCTTTACAGCAATCATTAGAGCAATATTTTCTTTTTCTGCCGTAATAAAATTCTTCGCTGCAATGTCCACAAACTTGAGGCTTTGTATAATCGAATACTTTTCCGCTAAGAACATCCTTGCCAAGCTTCAAGCACTCTGGGCAATATTTACTTCCGTTATGATTACTCCCATAACCCTTGCCGCACCTTTTACATGTCTTTTCCATATAGCATTTCTCCTTATGCTTCTCCATTTTTAGACATAGAAAAAAGACGGTGGAGAAACCGTCTTTTTCGGGCTGCAGACCCTATTTTTTTATGAAAATTTACTATTAACTCCATCCCCCTCCAAACGGTTCAGCTTCGCCTTTGATCATCGTGTGCCCCTTCTTGCTATTACAGCGGATGCATGATCCTTGATGATTCTTGGGATCCCAAAACCTCGGGTCATTAGGTCCATCTGGCGGGTCGATATGATCAACACACTTTGAAAGGTTAGTGCATCCTTGTAACTGTAGTTTGCAGAATACGTTCTCAGGTTGACGCAGGAACCACTTGCTGTACTTGGACCAACGATAAGTATAGCCGCGATCATGCGCAGATCCCCGTCGCTCATCCTGCCTCCGTTGCTCCTGCTTAGTGTGCTCGGGGCACTTGCCTCGCTGTACTAAAGATGGGCATCCCGGAAAGTTACAAGGTCTTAGTGGTCGCATCACCAACTACCTCACCTCTTCATACAAGCAACCACTTCCATCAACGTTAACCCTCATCGTTTCTCCGGTATACTTTTCTCGGTATACCCTAAGCCCTTTTGCCGCATCGTCGCATGTTGTTATCTCAATCCATTCTTTATATGGTTTCACATTATCCATCTATCCTCACGCCCCTATTCTGCCGCATTTGTCGCTCGAACGCACCGTGCTCTCTGTCCCATTCGGCCAATAGCTCAGCCTCGACCTTGCACTTATTGCCGGTCCAAAGAATACAATTAGCGCAAGCGACAGGTACGCAGTTGAAAAATAATTCCGTTATATTATCCTTCGGTTTAAATTTACTGCATTGCGACAATATGATCACCTCGCCTTAAGGAAATAGAAAAAGCGCCCTCGATTGAGAACGCCTTATGATGATATAAATTATCCAATAC